TAATCTCAGGTGTAGGGATTCGCATGTCGGAAGAAGTATTCTATGTCAAAGTTCAGGAGTAGGTTATGAGTGCTACTAAGTATTTTAGAAACTGGATAATAGCCGTTGCAGCTATCTACATTTGTGTTCTTGTTTCGTTATTAGTGTGGGGAGGTAGCCATTCATGGGAACTGTTTGTATGTACGTGGTATGCATCGGGCTGGGTGGAGAGACGTAACATCAAGCTACGTACACGGATTGAAGTTGAGAGGGTGATGAGTAGCAAGGGGGGATTCAAAGATATGATCTCCGCTTTGCAGGATATTGCAAACAAAGCAGAAGAGGTGAAACGTGGCGACTAAGAAAAGAGGTAAGGGTGCGAAACCAGTGATGGCGCATGTAACTATACGAGTGCCGAGGTACGTACTTGCGTTCTTCAAAGGTAAGAATGTAAAGCATACACAGTTAATGCGTGATGCGTTGATCGAGTATGTTGATTTCTATGCGAAGCAGAGGTAGGGTACGTAATGGCTGCAACACCCGAAAAGAAAGTGAAGGACGCAGTAGTGAAGATACTGAAGCAGTATGGCGTTTACTATTTCTTCCCCGCTACTCATGGGTATGGACGCAGTGGGGTACCTGACATCATCTGTTGCTGTAACGGCAGGTTTCTAGCTATCGAATGTAAGGCTAAGAATAACTTGGTTACGGAGTTACAGGCACGAGAGATACATGCGATACATACCGCAGGAGGTACAGCATTAGTAGTAAAAGAAAACAGTTTAGGGTTGGTTGAAGGTTGGATTAAGTTGTTACAAAACGAGTAGGAGTAGTTATGAGTAAGATTCCAGATTGGCAGAAAAGCGAGGCTTACGACCTTGTAAAAAAGTTAGGGTACACCGCCAAAGACATAAGGCACGATATGCGTTTTGGGGTAAGCAGGAACAGAGCTGTCTACCTGCACAAGTTAGCGACCCAGAGGATCATGAAAGAACGTAATCAAAAGACAGTGTTTGAGTTGCTGGACTCTAAGCCCGACTTGGTTAATTCCCCAGCGCACTATACAAAGGGCGGCATCGAGGTGATTGACTTCATCGAGGCCAAGGGGCTTGGGTATAAACTGGGTAATGTAATCAAGTATATCTGCCGTGCAGATGACAAGGGCAATCCAGTACAAGACTTGGAGAAAGCCGAGTGGTACTTGAAGCGTGAGATTGCTGAACGTAAGAAGGAGGTGTGAGATGAACGTAATAACTTCAGCTATGTTCTTGTGTACGTCAGTTGCCTTGTACTCTACAGGGCATTGGATCGGTGGGAGTGTATTATTGTTCGTTGCCATTGTTGATGGGAGTAAATAAGATGTTGGTGTTAACACGTAAGCTGGGTGAGTCAATCATCATTGGTGATGACATTGTGATAACTGTACTGGATGTGAAGGGTAACTCTGCAAGGCTAGGTATTGCAGCACCAGCTAATATCTCAGTGCACCGTGAGGAGATTTATAACCGTATCAAGAACGGGGAGGAGCGTGATGCCACTAGATAAAGCAGTACCCACAGTCAACCATGAGGCATTATTCAAGGCTATAGATGGGCTGGTCGAGTCACAGCAGAATCTTATTGATATGCAGAATGACTTGATCGGCAGGTTGATGGAAAGAATACGCACACTGGAAAGCCCAGTGGCAGGCGCAGGCATTGAAGGTTTGAAGACTAAGTAACTGGAGGTTGTATGTTTCTTGCAAGAGTTGAGTATGGCGGCGACGTTAAGGTATATCCACTTGAAGCCGGTTCTGGGGCTCGCTACGGTAGCTGGAAGTTCTCACCTAGACTAGGTGCCGAAGGTAACAAGATGACATCGGGCATATGCAACGGGGGGTGGGCAGCTATCTCCCCGACTGCATCAGATGCACATAGAACAGTAGAGGAACTACGTGTAAGGGGGCATGTATGAACGAGGAAGTGGGACATGAGAAAGTATTTTCTGCTGTTTCTGGAATTCGTTGTCGTGCTTTATGTGGCACTCTGCCTTGTTGAATCGGTCGCATCATGGCATATATTATGAGAGGGGAAGTGAAATGAGTGTTGTAGTATATCTTTGCGTTGCGGATGGGCAGGCATATGAAGGTGCCACGCCTGATCTTGCGTATGGAAAGCTCCTCAGCGATTACTCTGGCGGTGATGCAGTCCCCCCTAACGAGTGCGTGTGGTATGAAGCATTTCCGGTGGACGTTGTATTCGCTGTTAAGGAAAAGAAAACCCCAAAAAAGGAGAAAACAAAGTGAGTACCGAGCAAACCAGCCCCTACTTGCGAGTTACTAGCAAGGGCAAACCATCAGAAATACTGCTTGAGTGTCCGGTCGATTCTGTTGACGTGGTTATTAACCACAAAAGATTAAACTGTTGTGAATGGAGGGCTATCGGTTTATGTGAGGTTACAGGATACGAGTCACCGCACAACGATGTCCCGTTATATAACGAGTACACCGGCTTGCCGGATTGCTGTCCTAAATGCAACTTGCCGATTGTTTTGCTTTCATAATGGAGGTGGTAGATGAATACGAAAGATGACATCTGCCCCAACTGCGGGGCTGAAATTAACGACATTGATACTTGGGGCACATTTTTTTCATGCGGTACAGCCATGAAAGAAACCGCCGACGGGGTGACGATATACCCGTCAAGCAAGTGCTACGTACACCAGCTTGCCGCGAAGGATGCGGAGATTGAATGGGTAGTGAATGCATTGCGTAATCTAGTGAACGACTCGCAACACAAAGACCACGACTGCGGAGATACGCCAGAGCATTGTCCTGTGTTAGCTGCGCGTGAGGTTGTCAGCAAATATGGAAAGAGGTGAAGTGAAATGAATAAGGTATTGTCGTGGCTTGCCACTCCGTTTGTGTGGTACGTTAAGCAGCTATCTCAGATGCCAAGATGGATGCTCGTTATTCTGATTATTTTTTATTCCGTCGCGGGGGTGTTTGGGTGGATTATGGGCGGGTGAGGAGGTTATATGGTTACGTTCAAGGTTGTGAAACTGGAAAGGGAGAAGCCTACTGGGGGGACTTTCAGGATATGGTTTGTAGTAGAGGGTAGTGGCATTAACCATCGCGGGTTGCTAGCGCATTTTCAGAAACACGTTGACTACCGCTACTACTCCGATTACCGCTGGGACTTGCATTGTACCATCCACTCTATAGGGAATAGGCCAGCAGGTGACGAGTTAGATGTGTTTAAGCAGTTCATACGGAGCTGCAAGATTTGGGGAGTTAAAGAGGTCACTATAGGAGGGTTACATGACTAGGTGTCAGCAATGCTCACTGCCCGCAGAAGTTAAGTTCTCGTGGCCTACAAGTCGGGGGCAACAGACTTGTGCATTGTGCGGTACGTGCGCTGCATTGTGGTGGAATAAATTTAAGTCCACCCCGAGTGGGCAGGGTTTGATAATTGAGGAGGTGTAGTAATGCGACTGACCGTAGAGAAAATAGAGTGTCGTCACGTTACGTTTCCTATCGGATACCCCGGAGGAGAAAGACTGTTCCGAGTCTACTATAAGGGTCACCCTAAGCTACGTACCTATGAACCAGTAATAGCTAGGGATGAACTAGGCGCGTTACTAAAAGCTACGCAACTGCTATCTAATCTTGGGTTTGAGCTTGTGTTTCCTGAGGAGCTTTAAGTGAATATAATTACATTAGATTTTGAAACGTACTACGATAAGCAGTACTCGCTATCCAAGATGACTACGGAGGAATACATACGTGACGAGCGATTTGAAGTCATCGGCGTGGCTGTGCAAGTTAATGACGAGGAACCCGACTGGTTCAGTGGTACTAAGGAAAAGACCAAGGCGTTTCTTGATAGGTTCTCTCTCCACGACCATATAGTCGTTGCCCACAATGCTATGTTCGATATGGCTATCCTTAACTGGCACTTCGACATCCGGCCTAAACGCATAGTAGATACCCTGTCTATGGCACGGGCACTACATACCATCGAGGTAGGCGGGAGCCTAGCTGCACTAGCTGAGTACTATGAGCTGGGGGTGAAGGGTACTGAAGTGGTTAACGCACTGGGAAAGAAGCGGTTGGACTTTACAGCATCAGACCTGCATAACTACGGGGAGTATTGCAGGAACGACGTTACTCTGACCTACGAGCTGTTCAAGGTTCTAGGTGCTGGCTTCCCGTTGGTAGAGCTTAAACTCATTGACATGACTATCCGTATGTTTACTGAGCCGAAGCTACAGTTAGATTCCGATGTACTGACACATCACTTGTCATCAGTGCGCCTTAACAAGATGATCCAGCTCGGCAAGTACATGCGAAGTGACTTGATGAGTAACGTCAAGTTTGCAGACCTCTTGAGGAAGCGTGGTGTTGAGCCCCCTATGAAGATCAGCCCTACAACAGGGAAGCCGACTTACGCATTTGGTAAAAATGACGAGGGGTTTAAGGCGTTGCTGGAACATCCAGATGTAACTATACAGATACTAACAGCAGCTAGGGTGGGGGCTAAGTCCACACTGGAGGAGACGAGAACTGAACGGTTCCTTGAGATTTCTGAGCGTGGGCTTATGCCTATCCCACTTCGCTACTACGCTGCTCACACAGGGCGTTGGGGTGGGGATGATAAGGTGAACCTACAGAACCTGCCTAGGCGTAGTCCTATCAAGCACTCTATACGAGCCCCGCATGGATTCAAAGTAGTTGACTCTGACTCCAGCCAGATCGAAGCCCGTACCCTTGCATGGTTGGCTGGGCAGAATGACTTGGTAGAGTTCTTCGAGAAGAACAACGAGGAGATAGCTGCGGGGGTTGCGAAGGAGGACATGCAGTATGACCCGTACAAGATTATGGCAGCTGCTATTTACGGTAAGCCAGTATCCCAGATAAGTGCGGATGAGAGGTTTGTTGGTAAGACAACCATCTTGGGGTGTGGTTACGGTATGGGGGCTGTCCGGTTTCGGGAACAACTTAAAGTGTTCAAGGTGGACATGCCGCAAGAGGAGTGCGAACGTATCATTCAGGTGTACCGCACCGCATACCCGCAGATAACTGCACTGTGGAAACAGGCGGGTAAAGCGTTGGAAGCAATCATACGGGATGCTACTTCCCCTCTAGGTAAAGAGGGCGTAGTATTAGTTGAAGGTAGGAAAGGTATACGCTTGCCGAATGGTCTGTATGTGAAATACCCCAACTTGAGAAAGCATGTTAACGACGAGGGCAAAGAAGAACTTGTCTACGACACCAAGAGGGGTAAGCAGATTATCCCCAACAGGATATACGGAGGTAAGGTGGTGGAGAATATCTGTCAGGCGTTGGCACGTATCATCATCGGTGAACAGATGCTTACAATTAACCGTAAGTACCCAGTAGTGATGACGGTACATGATGCCATAGCTTGCTTGATCCCAGAGGATGAACTGGTAATGGGTATGGAGTTTGTAGAGCTGATTATGAGGTTGCGCCCTGAGTGGGCACTTGATCTTCCATTAAACTGCGAAGCCGGATACGGCGACTCTTACGGAGAATGTTAATGAGCGACGAAAGCAAAACCGGGTTTCACCCGATAGTAGATTTGATTATTGCTAGGATGGGCACACACCCTGAGGAGGTGCAGACGGAGGTAGAGTACGGGGTCTACAAAACCCAAAAAGCTGCGTTACTGGCGCACATAAGAAACGACTATAAAGATTGCTTCTCGGAGGCAGAGCTTGCTGCGTTGAAGGCAGCAGTGAATAAAGCCCACTTGGACGTAGCACATAAGAGACTCATGGCGGTTCTTCTTGAAGAAGATAAACTCAGTGAAGATTACCAGCGTCAGTATAACTACGACCAGAACACAAAGGGGTTTGCACAGGGTCTTGCAAACGCCAAACTACAGAGTACCCAGCAAGCATTAGCTAATGCATACCAGAATGCTAGTGCATACCGCGTCGGACTCCCCGTTGGTATGGGGGAATACACTAGCGACGGCACTAAGATACTAAGTAAAACTAATACGAACAAGTTCCACAAATTCACTTCTATGCTTAGGGGTAAATAATATGCACGACGTAACTAAACTACTGCTCGCTAGGCTTGAGTCTAACCCCGAGGAGTTTACCTCAACAGGTTCTCTACGTGATTTTGAGGTTGGTAGGTGGTACAAAGTATTAAACAAACTACAAGCGGCACTCCCTCCTGATGAGTGGGCTATGTTTGAAGGGAGATTACATGCTGTACAACTTGACCAGTTACATAAGGACGTGATGAGTGCGCTGTGTGCTCCACCCCATCCTGAACAGATGGATATGCTTGGCACTTCTGAAAACGATGTAAACACCACAGACGGTATCTATGGGGCTAGTGTTAAACTTGACGCTAAACGCGTACCCAAAGGGCTACTTAAAACCCTAACCCCGAAAAATAGGACACCGTAATGCACCCCGTAACTGAACTACTGATTGCTAGGATGGATACACATCCGGAAGAATTCTATGATATCCCTGATGAATGGGCAAAGTGGGAAAGGATTCTGAGATTTATTGAGCAGCGAGCCCCAAACGAGTATGCTTTACTAGACGCTAAACTCCAACGTATCCAGTTAGATGGGATACACCAAGATGTTATAAAAAAACTTTGCGAAGGTGAAGGGGAACAAGAGTGAAACCACAGTGGTCGTATAGCAGCTTGAAGATGTATCAACAGTGTGCAAAGCAGTACTACCACGTTAAGGTAGCTAGGGACTTCAAACCCCCTGATACTGAGGCCACTCTATACGGTAAGGAAATGCATAAAGCTGCGGAGGACTACATAAAGGATGGAACTCCGTTGCCCGTCAAGTTTACCTTCCTGCAAAGGTTTATGGACGCAGTTAACAACATACCCGGGGAGCGATACTGCGAGTTGAAGTTAGGCATTAAGAAAGTAGGTGGCAACTTCGAGCCGTGTGACTTCGACGATCCAGACTACTGGTGGCATGGCATTGCCGACTTGGTAATAGCTGGTGGGCGTAAAGCCTATAGTATGGATTACAAGACCAGCAAGAACGCCAAGTACGCTGACCTTAACCAGCTGCGTATCATGTCTGCTGCACTTTTCCTGCACTTCCCCCATCTGATCGAAATCAAGTCTGCACTGGCTTTCGTAGTCAGCAACGAGTTTATAAAGGAAACGCATCATGCGATGCACTTGCAGGATTACCTGAACCACTTCAACCCAGAGTTGACCATGCTGTCGGATTCCTTTACATACGGGGTGTGGAATGCACAACCCAGCCCACTATGTAGATTCTGTCCTGTCGCATCATGCGAACACAAACCCGAAGATAAACCCTCTTTCTGGAGAAAGTAAATGCCGTACAAGAACAAGGCTGATAGAGACTTCAAGCACGAGTATAAGGCTTATCAAGGTAAGCCGGAACAGATTAAGAACCGTGCCGCACGAAACAAAGCCCGTGCTGAATTAGCGAAGAAAGGTAAAGTCCATAAGGGGGATGGCAAAGACGTAGATCATATCGAGCCCCTATCTAAGGGCGGTAAGACTGAGCCCGGTAACTTACGCACAGAATCCGCCCACGACAATCGTTCATACAATCGCAACGCAGACCACTCCGTTAAACTCCGAGCATCCAAGAAGAAGTAATGGAAATCGTAGACGACAAAGTGCTTGTGGTGCGTACCCGTCGCCCACAGCTGCTAACCGACACCATCAAAAAAAGTAAGGTGCTTAACCAAGTGCAGGATATGCACGAGGTTGCTGTTAACTGGGGGATACACGAAGTGCAGGCTCTGGCGGATTTGAAGATA